AACTTGATGTGCCGTGATATTTGATTTAACTAAAAATATCTGCATTACAGTATTATCTTTATATACACCATACCCCGAATCCAGTGAAGCTACATATTCCCAGTTCTTCGCTTCCATCTCTTCAGACTTTCGAGGTAATTCCCAAATCTTAATAAATGGAGGGAGTTTTGGAATTTTCATTGGCTCTTTAGTTTCAAGTAACTTAAGGAAGTGATGGTCAATCAATGTTGATACTGACCCGATAAAGTCACATTTATACTCCTGATTGAAACGAATTTCACCAATACGTTTCTGCTCATCTCGAGCCCATTGTTCATCCCGTCCCGGAACTGCATTCCATGGGATTTCACTTTTAACATAATCGACCCCATTTGCATCCTCTGGTTCAACTGCATTTGTCCACATACTAAAAAAGTGATTCATTCCCGAAGGCGTAGATGTGATAATTACTTTAGTAGTTTTACCTGATGAAATAGTAGGGAATACAGATGCCATAAATTCATCGGCGATATGTGGTTTAATAAACGCGAACTCATCGAGAAACAGAAGGTTAATTGAAAGACCACGAATACCATCCGGAGATGTAGCAGCACATATAACGCGTGTGTTATTTGTGAATTGAATACCACGTTTGTTCCATTGAAGTACTCCCGGTTGCATCCACATAGGCAACATCATATAACTATCGCGAAGTTGCTGTAACTGCTCCTGTGCAAGGTTCAATTTATTACCAAGAACGGCTACTACTTTATCTGCGTTGAATAATGCATACCAAAGAATATATGCACGGGTAGTGGCCGACTTACCACACTGACGTGGGAATTTAACAATATTATATCTATGCTCATCAAATTTTTCAATTAGCTCTTCTTGGAAATCCCACATCCCAAATAGTTGCATACCGTGGTCTTTTGTATTAATGTATACATAATTTCTAATAAAATAATTAGGGTCTTTGACACACTTCTTTATTTCACGAAGTTGCCAAGGCTCGACTGCTACTGACTCAGTGGAATCACGTAGATTATTGATTCCATTAAACGCCATGTCCAATACCTCGACGATACATAAACTTACACTCGTACTCTTGTTGAAAACGTTCTAATCCAATAGCGATAATAATTTCGTCTTTCCATTGCTCATCGCGTCCCGGGATTAAATCCCATGGTACTTCAATCGCATAAAAATTTATGTAGTTACATACTGAATCGGTAAATAACTTCATGAAATGATTTGGTCCATTTGGGGTTGATATTATATGGCATGTAGTTGTCTTACCTGCCATTAATACTGGCATTATACTTTGCATAAATTCATCAAACTGTGGTCGTTTTATGAAGGCGGCTTCGTCAATAAGTAAATAGTTAACCGTCATCCCTCTAAGTGCATCAGGTGTACAAGCAGATGATATGACTCTACATCCATTATCTAACCGAATCTGCGTCTTATTTCGTACATTTAGTTTTGGTTGCATAAATGCAGGTAGTGTCTCAATTATATCTTTGAGTTTATTAAGCATTTCTATAGAAGTTGCGTGTTTATTTGACATAAGCACAACTAATTTATCAGGGTTGAATAATATGTAATGTGCTACATTAATCAATTCCAATAATGTCCCACCCATCTGACGGGATTTATTTATTATTACTCGCTTGCGGTGATTCAGTTCACTTAAGATATCTTTCTGGAAATCATGTAGTTTGATATTTGTAAGACCTAAATCAACAGTAGGGCATGCTATAGCTTCTTCTGCAAAAAATACAGGGTCATCCATACACTTTTTAATGAATTCAAACCGCTCTTCATTTATACGTTCATCTTCTAGTGCGATTAAGTCTTCATCATCTACTAATCCTTCTAAAAAATTATCTATGTCAGTCTGTCTATGTTCAGCAAATTCTCTAACCGCCAATCGAATTATTTCACTCCGATTACTGTCGAGTATTTCAGTAAGATGGTCGATGGTCTTATCTTCATCTTCTTTGATGTATATGTTAACGCGTTTCATGTAAAGGTCTCAGTTTTTTACTTTGTGTATACACACTGTTTATACAGAGAAACATTTTACTTTGTTTTTTGATTAAATAATAAAAGGGAGTCGCATAACGACTCCCTAGTAATTCACCTAATAATATCTACTACTGTAGATGTTTTGGTTTGCGACTTGGCTTTGGTCTGCGTGCTCGTTCTTGTATCAGAATTATACGCGCTCTTAGTAATGCTAGACGCTCGGCTTTAGCCGCTGGTGTAACGATTCTGCGAGGAAAACGTCTACGTCTACGTCTAATAGGTCTTACTGGAGGTGCTATAACTGATACACTATCAGCATCAATTGTAGACCATATCTCCCACTGTAATCCCCAATCAGTGAATGGGAATATAGTATGACCATCACCGTTCCATGTTGGTCCCCAGCTATTACGAATAATAAATCCGGTTTCATTCCAACCAACTATTGCTACGGCATGGCCACCTCTGAATACATCAGATGTACCTTTCTTCCATAAACTAGCACCGTAGTTATACACAGGGATTCCCAATAATGCAGGTCCGTGTTTAACCAGAGATGATTTAAGTGCATCTATCGTAGTGATTGATGCATATCCCTTAATTCTATAGTTATATGCAGACCTACGTAGTTTAGTAGTGAATCTAGCAGGCTTGTTATATGGCATCGCCGTTTCAGGCACACTTCCAATCTTAGTAAGAATGCGCATTAAATCGCGTGGATACATACCTTCAGTTTTAGTATTTTCTCTATGTTCATAAATAAATAGAGGACTCATATATTCATCGAATCCTGTGTCACGGCGCTCTTGTACTTCTTTGATTGCCGATGCTGTAAATGCAACACATGCACCATTATTACCTTGGTCCCTTACTGCAAGTAATTCACTTCTCATATCTAATGTAGCAGGTAACTCAGCTCCATAGGTCCCAATGAATTCATAGATGAAATCTCTTTTATCTGGTGGGCTTGGCGTTAGACTTGTAATCATATTATTTTCTCCGTTAATATTCCTATCTATAGTTTATCAAATATTGTAATTGACAGAACTTATTAAGTTTCTATATTAGGTATATGAAAAAAATTGAATTATATGATAAGTATGGAAATCTCAATACAGGGATGGAACTAGTACATAAAGGTACTGAGTTAATGAAAGAGATTACATCAATGGGATATTCTACCTACATTGTAGGTGGATGTGTAAGAGATTTGTTGATGGGAAAAACACCACATGACATTGATATTGCAACTAATATGCCTATTGACGTGATTAAACAACATTACAATACCATTGAATATGGTGGAGGTGAGCGTCATGGTACAGTAATTGTACACCATCAAGGCGAAGACTATGAATTAACCCAATTCAGAAGCGAAAGTACATATAGTGATAATCGTAGACCTGATGAGGTTGTGTTTGTAGATTCTTTTAAAGAAGATAGTTTACGTAGAGACTTTACCATTAATGCAATGGGTATCGACTGTGATGGAAACGTGATAGATTATCATGGTGGGCTTGATGATATTGAGCGAAAAATCATTCGAACTGTGGGTAGCCCTGAAGACCGTTTTGCTGAAGATAGTCTTCGTATATTACGTGCGGCTCGCTTTGCATCGCGATTGAAATTTGAAATTGATATTGATACCAGAAATGCAATGACTAAACTAGCAGATACCGTTAATAATGTATCCGATGAGCGAATCCGTGACGAGTTTTGTAAATCAATGAACCAACATTATTCATTTGGAGTCTTTATTCGATATCTGAATGAATTACAAATATTACATAAAGTATTTCCTCAGGTTAAGTCACATGTAATTCCTTCCATTTGTAGAGCGGATAGCACCGATAAAATATTAAACTTTGCGTTACTATTCCAACCAAAGTATATAAGCATAACTGAAAATAACGCAATATCACGTCTTAAACTAACCAATGAAGAATTAAAGGTATATCAATACTGTACTCATAATGAATCATTAATGAGAGTAATAGGTGACGGTACTCAGCATGAGTCTAAAGTTAAGATGGTAATGCACCCTAGTATTCACTATCTAATGAAGTATTATAAGGCTATCTACCGAGAAGATGTTAATCAAGGACATATACTTCATTATCGTGTAATGAATGAAGTATATGACTTAGATAAAGAGGTGAATCTATATATTTCATCACTAGGAATTACAGGTAAGAAGTTTGGTCATACTGTAAGTTATTATAGGGAATGGGTATTTGCATACTACCATAAGCATTTAACATTACCTTTATCAATTGAATGGCAAAATAAAATCAATGATTTTATAAATTCACCATCAACTAAATTATTTTGGGAGAATATCTAATGAAAAACGGAAACACAATTATCAATATTTTCGACTTCGATGGAACTATTTTCAACTCACCTAATCCTTCTAGGACTTTGTGGGATAATAAAATGTTCGGTAAGTTAATGTCTAGCCCTAAACAGGGTGGATATGGCTGGTATCAAAATCCTTTGACACTTCGAGATGAATACATCGTAAACAACACTTTCAACGATGATGTTGTTGCTGATGTTAGGAAATCTATGGAAGACCCTAATGCAGTCACTGTACTATTGACAGGCCGTACCACTGAGTATGCTGATATGGTCCAAGGTATCGTCATGCGTGAGGATTTGGAATTTGATGAATTTGGGTTTAAACCAGTAGGTGAGCAGGTTACTACATTTAATTTCAAAACTGATTTTATCAAAGAAATCAAAGAAATTTATGATGGCAGTGAAGTAAATCTTTGGGAAGACCGTATCAAACATGTGAAGAGATTCCGTGAATGGTTGGAAAACTCGGAGATTGCTGGTGTAGTTCATTTTATTGATAACCCTGACATGGATATTGGTAATGAGAAACTTGAACGTGAACTAGTGGAAAAGCTTATAGCTGATTCATCTAAAAGGAATAAAAATATAAAGAAAGGTAATCGCCCAATTTATCATGCTGC